GATGAGTCTGAAGAGTCTAAGGCTAAATCAGAAGCTGTTGAAACTCGTCTAAAAACTATTGATGTTTCCGAACACGTTGAAGCATTGATGACAGGAGAGGGTGACCTTTCTGAAGAGTTTAAACGTAAAGCAGCAACAGTATTTGAAGCTGCTGTAAAGTCTAAAGTACGTTCAGAAGTAGAACGTATGGAAGAAGATTACAAATCTGAACTGGAAGAAAATATAAACACAACAAAAGAAGAGTTGACTGAAAAGGTTGACACATATCTAAACTATGTTGTCGAAGAATGGATGAAAGAGAATGAACTTGCTATTGAGCGAGGCTTAAAGGGTGAAATTGCAGAAGATTTCATCTCTGGTCTAAAACAGCTCTTTGAAGATCATTATGTTGATGTTCCAGATGATAAGTATGATGTGCTTGAAGCACAGTCAGACAAAATTTCAGAACTAGAATCTAAATTGAATGAAGCAATTGAACAGTCTGTTCAAATGAAGAAAAGCAATGCAGGTCTAGTGAAGGAACAGGTTGTTTCTGAAGTTACTTCAGATTTAGCCGATACAGAAATTGAAAAGTTTAAGTCACTTGTTGAAGATGTAGATTATTCTAATGAAGAATCTTATCGTGAAAAGTTGGGAACTTTGAAGGAAAGTTATTTTCCTAAAAGTTCGCCAGTAGTGAATGAAACTATTGATTATGAAGACTCTGGCATCGCACAGGACGTTGATACCTCTGGTTCAATGGCAGCATACATGACTGCAATTGGGCGAACTGTCAATAGTGCAAAATAACTAAATTTTATAAATAGTAGAAAATAATAAGGAGATACCAAATGTATCAGACAGAACATCTACAAGAAAAGTGGCAGCCCGTCCTCGCGCATCCTGACCTCGCAGAGATCAAAGACCCGTATAAGCGCGCCGTCACAACTATCATTCTTGAGAACCAAGAAAAGTCTTTGAGAGAAGACAAACAATTTATGTCAGAAGCAGCACCTACTTCCTTTGTTGGTGGTAACGCTGCACTAGACACATGGGACCCAATTTTGATCTCATTAGTAAGACGTTCTATGCCAAACCTAATTGCATATGACATCTGTGGTGTGCAACCAATGACAGGTCCAACTGGTCTTATCTTTGCAATGCGTGCTCGTGGTCTATCAATGGATGGTGCAGAAGCTCTTGCTGATGAACCATCAATGTTGTCAAACCAAGATGCTGGTGGAGATACTGGTGGTGGTGACATCTCAGGTACTAACCCATCTGTTCTTAATGACAGCCCTGCAGGTACATATACAACTGCAACAGGTATGACAACAGTACAAGGTGAAGCTTTAGGTGATACTACAGCTAATGCCTTCGCTGAAATGGCTTTCTCAATCGAAAAGCATACAGTTACTGCGGTTACTCGCGCCCTTAAAGCAGAGTACACAATGGAACTTGCTCAAGACCTTAAAGCTATTCATGGTTTGGACGCAGAAACAGAATTGGCAAATATCTTGTCAACTGAAATTCTTGCAGAAATTAACCGTGAAGTTGTTCGTAACATCTACGTTTCAGCTGTTAAAGGTGCTCAGGTTAATACAACTACTGCTGGTGTATTTGACCTTGACACAGACTCAAATGGTCGTTGGTCAGTTGAGAAGTTTAAGGGTCTTATGTTTGCAATCGAAAGAGATGCAAATGCTATTGGTCAACAGACTCGTCGCGGTAAAGGTAACATGATTCTATGTTCATCCGATGTTGCATCTGCACTTCAGATGGCTGGTGTTCTTGATTACACTCCTGCTCTTAATAACAACTTGAATGTTGATGATACTTCAACTACATTCGCTGGTGTTATGAATGGTCGTTACAAAGTGTATGTTGATCCATATTCTGCCAATGTTGCTGCTTCGCAGTATTATGTTGTTGGTTACAAAGGTTCTTCGCCTTACGATGCTGGTATGTTCTACTGCCCATACGTTCCGTTGCAAATGGTTCGTGCGGTTGGTGAAAATACTTTCCAACCAAAAATCGGGTTTAAAACTCGTTACGGTATCGCTGCTAATCCATTCCACACTGGAACAGTTGCAGCTGCGAATGACGGAGCAATCTCCATCAGTTCCGCTACCAACAAATATTACAGAAAAGTTAAAGTCGCTAACCTTATGTAATAATAATAGTTGGGTTAACCAACTAACTACAACAAACTTAAAGAGGGGATTTATTCCCCTCTTTTTTTTGTTATAAATAGTAGTATGACAACAGGTACTTCACCCCTTAATAGACAACCAACAGTTTTGGATTATTCAAGTCCAACTCAGTTTAGGTTTATGATACACCAACTTCCAAAAGTTGAGTTTTTTACTACTGCTGCAAATATTCCAGCAATATCTTTGGGTGAATTAGTTATACCTACACCATATAAAGCTATTCCAATTTTGGGTGACAATCTTACTTTTGATAACTTATCAATCTCATTTATAGTAGATGAAGAGTTACAGAATTATAGAACAATCCACGATTGGTTGATCGGTATTGGTTTTCCTAAAAGTAAACAACAGTTTATTGATTTTAGACGTAGTGGTTCAAATACCCCAGCATCTGGAGATGGTGGTAATGATGATATTGGTAGAGTAGGTAACACCACAGCAGATAAAGCTTTTTATTCTGATGCAACTCTTACAATACTTTCAAATAAAAATAATCCTATTGTAGAAGTTCGTTTTGCAGACTTATTTCCTGTTGCACTAAGTGGACTAGACTATACACAAAATGTAACTGATGTTGAGTATCTTACTGCTTCAATAGACTTTCGTTACAAACTATATGAAATAATACCTATAACATAATGGAGTAATTATGAATCTTGATGAATTGAAGCATGGAGTTTATGCTGATCTAAAAATAGATAATGAACATTTAGATACCGAATCCCTAAAAAACCAAGAAATTAAAGCAAAATATTTAGATATTAAGTCTAAGTACGAACTTCTTTTGTTTAAAGCAAAAGGTGACTACAAACGTATATACCGTGACAAATGGGAATACTATGGTGGTAAAGCCGATGCTAAGATTTATATTAGTAAACCTTTTGACATTAAAGTTTTAAAGACAGACCTGAGTGTATACATTACATCTGATCAGGATGTGATAGATGCAGAAAATAAAATTGGATATCTAGAAACTGTTGTTGATTATGTCAAGGGAGTTATTAAGTCAGTTGATAATCGTGGTTGGGACATTAAGAATGCAATAGAATGGAAGAAATTTGAAGCAGGAGTGACATACTAATGGAAAAAGTAAATGATTATATTAAATTATATACAGATGTAATAGACCCAGAGTTATGTAATGATATGATAAACTACGAATTTGATTATGAAAAGTCAGCTTATTCTACACACGATAGTGGTAAGGTTGTAAAAACTGAAAGAGTTTTAAGTGTTGATTGTTGGATAAAAGAAAAACATAAATTTTATACACAACTCAAAGAAACTTATGAAAAATCATATAACATATATAAAGAGGACTTTCCAAAATTTACTGTACAACACCATACAGACTTTCGTATTAGTAAATATAGTGAGGGTTGTTTTATGTCAAATCATGTTGACTTAATTCATCATAGTCATGGACAAAAATATGGATATCCACAAGTTACAGTATTATTATTTTTAAATGATGATTATGAGGGTGGGGAGATAAAAATTGCAGATAACCTTTATAAACCCCCAGCCGGTTCTGCAATTATATTTCCTTCAAACTTTATGTATCCACACGAAGTTTTACAAGTTAAAAAAGGAACTAGATACAGTGTTACTTGTTGGTTGATGTAATGAAAATATCAAAAGTCAATGAAGTATATTTGACAGTAGAAGTAGATGACAGTTTAGAAAGAGAATTGTCTGATTATTTTACCTTTGAAGTACCTGGCGCAAAATTTATGCCGCAATTTCGTAATAGGATATGGGATGGTAAAATACGTTTGTTTTCACCACAAAATGGTAGAATATATGTAGGACTTCTTCCATACATTAAAGAGTTTTGTTTAAAAAAT